AAAGTACTACAAGATGAAAAAAAGATGTGTATGGATTTCATGGATGCATCTGAAACATATATCGAAGGAGTTGAAAAGAAATTTTCAAAAGCGTTTGTAAAAAAACACGGGGACGATGTAGCATTAAAAAATAAACTCGGTTTAGATTTTAAAAATTATGAAAAGAATAAAGCGACTATCACTCGCGTTTGTGGTGTTAGGGAGGCGAGGAAATATGAGAAGGCGCATAAATTATGGGAATCTAATGATAAGAAATATTTATCAGTTGAGATGAGAACAAAGAAAAAAAAGAAATAATTAATCAATGATTTTTGTGAAGGGTTTATCTTTGAAAAGATTGAGCCATGATTCAAGTGTATAACCTTTTTTTTCAACATCTTGACGCCAGTTTATTCCTCCTCTGTGTATTCTTAATTCCCATAAATATTGATTTTTTTCTTCTGTACTTTTGAATTTCGGAACTGGATATTCTTCATGATGTTGAATCGTTTTTTTGATGCATTTGTCACAGGGTAAAACATTAATTAAGGCGTTATAAAAATCTTCCCATTTATCACTATAAGGCGTAATGAGAAGGATATCCCAGTATAATCCTCCAGTATAATCGAAATGAAAAAAATTATAATTACTCATTATATTATATAATATATTATATAATATAAATAATGACATACAAACAAGATTTTAATAGGAAACATGGGTTTAAACCTCTTTCAAAGTCTCACTCTTTAAAGGAGATCAGTAAAATAACAGGATACGAGTTGAAAGGTCTTAAAACGATATATAATAAGGGAGTCGGTGCATTCAAGACAAACCCGAAGAGCGTGCGTCCTCATGTTAAATCCGCCGAACAGTGGGCGATGGCTCGAGTATATGCATCGATAAATCCTAAGTCGAAAGCATATAAAATAGATAAAATTCATTTAAAAAAAAAGAAAAAATAATTTATTTTTGAGGTTCTTTAACATATGTATCGAGTGCGACTTCTTTCGAATGTCCCATAACGGCGTTATCTTTTTCGAGTTCTTTTTTCAGATCTCCATATTTAGAAGATAAATATATTTTTCTGAGGAGTGTCGTTGAGATACTTTTCCCCATGTATTTCTGAGATGTTTTGATTAGTAACTGAGTCAATGCGTTCCGGCTTAAAGCCTTTCCCGTTGAACTCTTAAACAGTACGCCCATCCCGTTCTTCTTAATATAAAATCTTAATAATTTCTTCAATGATTTATCTTCGATCGGTAATTTTAATTCTTCATATTTCTTAGCGGTTTTGTATTTATTCAAAACGAAAAATAATCCATCTTTAGAAACTACGAGAAAATTTTTTTCTTTTTTCTCAGTTTCACTTAATTTATTATATGCTCGTTTTGATATCGCCTCCATTCCCGCCACATCATTCCGCATGGGCATCCGGATGTATATACTGAAGATCGTGAAGACTTGAAGAAGTGCTTTTTCTTTAGATGTTAATTTTTCTTTTTTCTTAATTGATTTTAATTCTTGAGCCATCTTCTCTGTCATTTTAATCACTTCTTCGATCGTTGTGAAATTTTTTGATTGTTTATCGGATATAATTCCGGATTTTTGTTCATCAGAATATTTATCATTTAATTCATCTCTTTTTTTTCCATATTCTTCGATTAATTTATCATATTTTTCATCATGATTCAAAGCACTTAATAAAACTATAATCGCATTTAAATGATTTCTCTGAGATGTATAATGAAGATGTGATATCTTATGCATGAGATCTTCGGGATCAGATAAGAAATCATAATTATCTGAATCATATATTTTCTTTAATTTCTTGAGATTTGTTTCATATTGTTTCACTGTATTTGTCTTTAAAGATGGGCGAGATTTCTGAATATCTTCTTTAATTTCTTGTGTGTTAATCTTCATATTTTTATTATAAGTGAAGATTATTTTTTTATAAAAAATTAAATTAAAAAAAAAATCTTAAAAGTGGCTAGGCTGGAATTTCTAAAATAACAATGTTTTTATAATATATTAATTCTTCTTTATTTTTTGATTTTTTGATTAGCCACTTTTAATGATCTAAAGATTGAAAAGGATTGAATGATGTCTGTACATCTTGCATGGAACAGATAAGAAGAAGAGAACTCCATAATCGATCATATACTTCATCATCTTGAAATATATTAGGACATAAAAATCCCGTATTCATTAAATAATCCATACATGAAGAAGTACATTTATCCCGATCACATGTCGCGAGAGTTGTTCTTATTACATCTAACATTAAACAGGATATTTTCGGAGGTGTTATCATTTCTTTATAAAAGATTTAAATTTAAGCGAAATAACATGAGAAGCGTCCATCTTCAACGACAGCCACTTTAAGAAGTTCAAGATAACATCTGAGAGTATAATTTCCAGCGGGAAGGTTGTTCGTGTCATATTGTAATTCAACACCCTTATTATTAATCCTTTCACCACGATTAGGACGGATCGCATTCCATAAGAAATTTCCTTGAAGTCCCGCTGTTCCGTTATTTTGTACATGTCCTTCGAAAGTTCCTTGAGTCAAAGCGGTCGCACCCTCGCCCGAATATTCTTGACGCGTTACAAATGGAACTTGTCCTTCTGCTTGCTGGGTTGTATGGAAAATGAGCGCCGTATTTTCGCGATCGACTGCGAATTCATCGCGGTCGTTGTAGTTAAGATTTAATGAGAGACTTGAAATCTGTTCGGAGGCTTTAGAAGTTCCATCACCTAACAGGATCGAGCGCGGGTCATAATTAGTGTCTTTCTGAACACCCGAGATAACTTTGGAAACGAGTCGCCCATTTCCTCCCACATTCATCGAGAAATCATCGAATTGTGTGTTCGCTTGAGTGCGCTTCGCGAGTCTATAATCTACATATGAAAAAGTTAATTTTTTATTCTGTTCAGCGTACTTCCTCATGATTTCTCCATCGTAAGAAATAGAATCATATATCATCTTAACCTCATCTAAATCGATCTGATACTGAACATTGCGAGTTCCACCCGCTTCCATGCACATCCGACCGCCGACAGCCCCGAGACCTCCGAGAGTGTTTAGGACAGGTGTGAAGGTTAAATCGATGTGAATCTCATCATCAATCATAAATGCGGGAAGTTGATTGAATTTTAGGAATGGGAAAAGATCCGATAAATATATCGAATAGATGGGCGCTTCTGATATCGTTTGAGCGCTTGTCCCGTCATGCTGTTGAAATGGAAACAATTCAACTTGATGAAGACCCGCACCGGTTACGACAGGATTCCGCCCGAGTGATAAACCGTAGTTATTCGCGGAAGTGTCGCTTCCGTCTGTATAATATGGCTCATGATTGATCGCGCGCTGACTTAGATATTGTTCTCTTTCTTTGTTATTTTCATTTGTTAAAAATAATGAATGATATGCATGGAGCGAGGCGAAATCTTGCACAGAGCAGACAGTCTCATTTCCGATCCGTAATTCGGCGGATGAAATTAACTGACCGATCCCGATCTGAAGAGGATAATAAGAAGAAGGATTCGTGAGGGGAACACATCCGAGAGTAATTTTTGAATTAGAATGAAGGAAACCAGCCACGCGGTTCAATGTGAATCGGCATCGGTCTTGAGTACTTACAACGGGATCAATAATATCTGTCATGAGTTTCTGACCATATTCGGAGGGGATTTCACCGATCTTAATTAAATCAGGAATAGCGTCACCACTTACGGGAGAATCTTTAACTTTTTCATCTACGTCAGCCATTTTTATAATTATTTATATTATAAAAATCTTAAAAAGAAACTTATTAATTTTTAATTAATAGAAAAAACAATTTACGAAATAACTTGAACGCCGTCTTCATTAAAAGCGATCGTCGTCTTATGTTTAATAAATAAGTACGCTGATATGGGATTCCCATCAGTGAGACCATTAGACATCTGAATCGAAAATTGAGCATTTGTGAAATCAACTCCTTCGGAGTCGAGTTGATCATATAGAACACCCACACCCCACGACGCACCACCTTCGGGAATGAAACGATATGAAGTAGTAGTCGAATCATTAACGGTATAATTTCTGTTACAATTAAGAGGAGAGACAGAACATCTATTATGAACATCTTCCGGAATTATCGAACTTAAGAACTGTTTAATGACTTGAGGATCGGCGACGGTTGTATCTGCATCCGAATCGAAATTCGTCTTCGTTTCAAACTGGAAGGGGAAACGCTCTCCATTTCTTAAAAATGAAATCGTCTTAAGATCCGCGAGTTCTCCACCGGTAACAGCCGGAAGACCACCGCTCGAAACTAATGCGGGCATATAAGTCAAGAAACCATCTTGACCGAGATTATTGACAAAATTCGAGGGAACAAAATTGACAAATGCGCCGAGTACTTTAGACAGGGCGAGACTGTAATTAATGATCGAATTAGTGCTTTCAAGTGTGTTGAAATAAGAAGTGATCGAATTAAAGGAAAATGCTCCCGCCTTAGTCGGCATAGATCCCGAAGGAACATGAACTTCACACGTTAATCCGAGATCGCTTAATTCATAAAATACATCTCTCATGTCTGTCGTGACTCCAGTATCAGAATAAAAGAAATTCGAATCGGGACTTAAATGAATTTCAACTTCGAGGGGAAATTGATTCAATGGAAGAGCCCCACCGCCGAGAGTCATTCCGGATGGAAGAGGAACGGCGAAAGTCGAAGAAGTTGTATTTCTTACGACAGAATTTTGAAAGGTCTGATAATTAGGATATATCAGGGCGGATTCTTGTAAATGTCCTTGCTGATCTTGAGAACCAGCCAGCGTGGGGAGATACGAACTCATAAATCTTGCATAATGTCTGATATGTTCCGCCACTTGTTTCGTTTCAGCATGTCTGAAAATTATCTGATCAAATGCTCCATAAATTCCTAATTTCTGAGACGCCATAGCCTCAGTCCCATTTCCAGCACCACCGCCGGCGACGGGGTGAAGAGTTCCGCCCGCGTCTCTCCATATATTCAACTCACCATAGACACGGAGAGAGGACAAGTCAAGGAATCCATTCTGACGCCCCACCGTAAAGGTTAAGACAGGATTTCCGTTCTTAAAAGATACTTTTCCCGATGCGGGAACATTGTTCGGCATGATATCAAGATATTTTCGCGAATCCATGTCAGTCATTTTTATAATTATACTTATATTATTTTTTTAATATAATTTTTAAAATTTACAATTAGAAAAAAAATTTAATTTATAATACGACTTGAACTGAATCACCCTTAATCAGTACTCGGCGGATATGATAGACGAAAGACATCAAAAGTTTATTACAATCGGGGGCTTGATCAACGCCGGCGACGTTGCTTTCATTATATAATAACTGGAGTTGATTAGTCTTATTATTTAGATCAGCGACGCCATCATTTAAGGCGTATGCACGGGCTATGATGAAATTTCTATTATAATCACAGAAAGAACGGGGAACAACACGCGCGCCGTTCAATGCTTTCTCTACTTCGCATAAATGCTGAGCAGAGATCGACTTCCCTCCGTTAATTTTAGATACAGAAACAGGGCGCGAGGGTGTTAGTTTATCATCGATGAGCCACTGATAAGAACTCAATTGATCTATAATCCCCACCATTCCGGTTCTGTTCGAGATCAGACGACCATCCATAAGTAATGTTTCTTCTTCATATGGGACATCAGTCACCCCACCAGCGCCACGACATCCAGCGACTAACTGGGGGACTGTGTAAGTCTCAGCATCAGTCGGGACGCATACGATAGATTTAGCCCGAGTGTTACTCATGGCGAGATTAATAGTGGCGTTTCTGTTGTCCGAATTGAGAGTGTTTTTATAATTTGTAGTGCTTAGAATATCGAATTCGATCTGTCCTCCCTCTCTGAGTTTTTGCATCATTCCTTTTTCATAACGATCATCGAGTTGAACTTTCGCGCATACGATAGATAGATCAGAAACCGTATATGAACAATCAAAAGCAGTGATCGGCGCAGATGTCTGAACTCCGGCTGTGTTTTCTCTCTGACGATCAACCGTAGTTGAATAGACGATGAAATTATTCGAAGTGATACTCGTCGAGTTAGTATTCGAATTTTGTACGTTCGCATTCTGTAATTCTATCCGGACAAATCCACCGCTCATAGTGATATCAGTGACAACACCTTGAATGGGATTATTTCCGGCGTCTTCTAATTGTGCCGTGACATTAGGATCAGTCTTCGAGCAGATGCCGATGTATTCACCTTTAACAAATGGACACGCCTCGACGCTTGTCATGTTATTATCTTTCGCGAGAAAGATATATTGAGTCTTTCCCATTGCGCCGTTATTCAAAAACGCTGTACCGCCAGCATCAATACCATGAAATAACGGATTCTGTTGCATCCTCCGATTTCTATTTACGCTGTCGCATTGTTTCAAACATCTTGAGGCGTCCTCGAGATCGATTTCGATGAAAAGTCCTTGAGTGGCTAAAACAGGGAAGATTTTCTCAGACTGAGAAAAAACACCCGTATGAAGGGGAATCGAAACCTTAGCAGTTGTGAAATCTTCATCAGCCCAGTTGCGACCAGCAGGAGCAGGGTCAGTGACATAATAAGGATTCGAACTGAGATTAATTAATTGAGATTCTGAAGTCCCGAGAGTCCCTCGAGATTTGGGGTCAGAGACTAATGATCCTTCTTTTAATGCACGAGTATTTCTCATGGAATCATCTTGATTATAAGAATATTCCATCGCGACCTTAGTATTATAATCGGAAATTTCCTCGATGAGCGTATTTCTTGAGCCCGAATATATGCGAATATTTTTGACTAAACATTGCGCCCCGATATGAGGATCTAACTGGAGACGGGTGGGAACAGTGTCCCCGCTGACTTTCACTTTAAAATTAAGATAACTATTTTTTCCGTCAAGAAATTTCACCGTTGGAGGAATTTCGAATTCTACAAGGCGACCACCTTGACCCGCACGACACTGATATGATAAACCATTCGAGGAAGGAACTGAAACTTGTGTTTGCTTCATGGGAATTTTTTCATCATTGCGCCAGTAACTCATTTTATATATTGTAATATAAAAAAATTAAAAAAAAAACTTAATAAAAAAAACTTAATATTTTAAATTTATTTATTTATTGAGATCTTCCAGCGACAACCGTCGTATTTGAAGGAGTGGCGCGGGCTTGTACTTGTGAAGAAACTTGAGCGGTGTCCTTTTCTTCTTGTTCTTTTGCATCTGAGGAGTCTCCTATTTCCTCGAGACCAGTTCCGATGAGAGAAGTTATTCCCCCTAACAGTTCAGCGCCAGCACCGAGACCCGCACCCGCCCCGCTTCCTATACCATAAGCCCCAGCGACCTCGAGACCCGATCCCGCGATATTCATGACATTTCCTATTCGACTCCACCAGTTATTTCCGAGATTACCTCTTTCAACGTCTTTATAAATAGAAGTGCCGGCGGTCAATAGACCTCCGCCGATCCGTACAGTTCTCCCGAGAGTTTTTTCGACTCCTTGCTCCAGTGCTTCCGCGCCACCTTCTACAGCGTCCCCCACTAATGCGCCAGCATCTTCAACACCTTCAACACCTTCAGCGCCTAAGAATGCGCCTTCTACTCCCTCCGCGTCCGACAGCCCCGAGATAGAGCCCGGAACTCTCCCTTCAACTGCTCCGAGTTCTCCTCCGCCCCCCGTCTCGAAATTAAAATGCCCCGCTATCGCGCCCGTGTCCGCTTTAGCCCCGACAAGAGCATCAGGAAAAATTCTCCGTGCTTGTTCTTCGAGTGGCGAAAAATCTCCCGCTTTATCGATTAAATTTCTCTGAGTGAATCCGAAGTTATAATTACCCGTTAATGATGGATTAAGACCCCTTGCACCGAACGGAAGAAATGCTTTTTCTGTAGATTTTGCCTCTGTGACGAGTGTATCGACAAGCCCTTCCCTTATACCTTGAAGACCTTCCATCGTTAGACCCTCTTCACCACTGCCGGCGATTGCTTCATCGAGAATTTTTTGGAGTCCCGTCGGGCGAGGGGTGGGAACACCTTCCACAGACGCGCCCGCATCCGCTACCGCTCCGAGTCCTCCACGATATACATTTCTTATTCCTCTGATTGCATCGCCCACCGTTTCGGTTGATTCCCCTTTTGATGTGAGATATGTTTTTAAACCGGCTCGAACTGAATTCCCCGCGTTAGTACCTTTTAAAAGATTGACACCCGCGCTGATTGTTCCTTGAGTGTCTGCGGTTTCTTTTATAGTGTCTAACTGATCGGCGAGATTATTATTAAACTGTGTGACGCCTTGATTTATGTCTTGAATGTGTTGTGCGTAAGCGTTATGAGAATCTATTCCCCCGTTAGAATATAGAGCATTCATTTTTAATTATAAAAGATATTAAAATTTTAATAAATAATTAAATAAATTTTTTATCTCCTTCCCCGATTTTTCTTTCAAATCTTAAATATGCTGTCGCTGGATTTGTCTGAAGATCTAAATATAAAAAGGAATAAGGTGCATCGTCTATGGCGTAATTATAAAGATCAGTGAATATATCAGGAAACATGTCGCCGTATTCTTCTTTAACTTTCTCGAGTTCTTTTTTATTTTGTTGTTTCATGATAATGACATCAGTCGCATTATTTCTGATTAAACCGCTGACCGCTCGAAATGATTGAGTCGTAAATAATAGAAGCCCGATCCCGTAATGACGGAATCTCGTAGCGAGGAAAGAAACAGCATTATTTTTTGAAAAATCTTTCGTTAATATATCATCAAGAAGTACAGCGACAGAAGGACGCTCAAAATCTTCATATGATTTCTGTGATTCGACTAAATCATGAATCATGTGATCTTCATAATGATCTTCACAGTCAAAATGTTTATTCAGTAATTTTCCTTTAGGATCAGCGTTGAGAGTGTTACTTATGATTTTAACGATATCGAATTTATCTTTATACATTTCCGGAGAACATAAAAGATTCACTACTAAATTCGATTTTCCTTGTTTTACTGAGCCGACAATTAAAACCAGCGCCGGAGGTTGTGGAAGATGTGGATGAATATCCTTGAATTTTGAATCATCTTCAGGATCTTTCACTTTATAAACTTTAGGGGGTTTCTTTTCCATTTATAATAATGATATATAAAAAATAATCTAAAAAATAGACTTAAAATTAGTAACATCCAGCGAAAGGGTTATGAGCCTTAGGAGGATTAATAGCCCTTCTTAATTTCTCTTTCACTTCTTCTTCTTCTCTTTGTATCTTCATTGCTTCTTGTTTTTCTTTCTTCCTTTGTTTTCTTATAATTTCATATTTCATTATTCCTTCCATTACTGCGTCATCGACGCTTTTTTGTGGAGGTGAATTCTGTGGCGTTGGAGTCGGTGGCGGGGGTCTTCTATCTTCGATATCTTCTTCAAGTTCTTGAACTTCTTTGACTTTCTTTTTTCTTTGAAGTTCTTTTCTTTTCTTATCAAGATCTTTATCTTCTTTCCTTTTCTGCGCATTTGCTCGGCGTACGGCGACGGCTTTTTCTCTTGCTACTTTTAATTTTTCTTTATGTGCATCGCTCATGGGAGGGCGCTTCTTAAAGGGTTTCCCTTTCTTAGTTAAGCGGACGGCTGGCGCGACTGCTTCAGTTCCGTTAGCATTGACAGGAGAGATTTCCGGATTCGAAGGAAGATTAAATATTTCTTCGGGTTTAATATCTTCTTTAGATGTTTTAACTTCTTGAATAATTTCTTTTACTTTCTCTTTGATTTCATCATCATCTTCATAAACCATGTTCGGGTTTAGTTCCTCTGTTTCTGCATCTTCTTTTTCATCGGGGATAAAATCCATTACAACTTCGGGAATAAAATCCATCTTTAATAAGTAAAAAGAAAATAAATATTTATTAAAAATAACTATATTTTATTAAAAAGTACTAAACTTTAAAAAGAATTTAAATTTCTTAATAATATCCTTAAAAATTGAATAATATCTAAAGTGGCTAGGCTGGGATCTCAAAAATATTTGTCTCAGAGATTATTTTTAAAACACAAATTTTTTTGATGATCCAGCCTAGCCACTTTTTTGATTTCAATTTAATTCAAAAAAAAAATTAATAATAAATAATAATCAAGTTAAAAACCACCATGAAGAGGATTTCTCTTCATGCATCCCATTCATAGAAGGATTTATCTCACTTTCTTTATACCTTTCTTTTATTTCTTTTATTTCATTTAAATCTTTCTTAATTTGTTTTTTTTCTTTCTCTCTTAATATCATTTTTATTTCTTCGAGATCTGTCATGATTATATCTTTATCTTTCTTAATTTGTTTAAGATGTCTATCTATCTCACCTAAAGCCTCGCATATAGAATGATTAGTTTTTACAATATTATGAAGCGGAGATTTATCCGGTTTTCGATTTTTACTCATTTTAATATTATTAAATAAAATATTCATATAACTAAATAAAAGAAAAAATGAGTGACTCAATAATAATCGAAACGCCTTCGGGATTATCCGGATTCACTATAGGAGATTTAGGAGTTTTCATCGGTACATTAGGATCAGTAATAACCGGAATATTAATCGCCCTTCAACATTCAAAATGTAAGAAAATAAAATGTTGCGGATGTGAGTGTGATCGTGAATTAACAGCAGAAGAACCGGAACAACAACAAGAAGGAAATCGACCAGTAGCGGAAGCGAATGAAGAAAGAGAAAGACTAAGGGAAGAACCCGCCGAGCCTATCATTGAAGAAATTCAAGTAAATCAAAATTAAAATTAATATATATTTAAAAATAAAGATGCCGATGGAGACTCAGTCAGTTTTATTTTTAAAATCAAAATATACAAAAAAGAAAGCGGAAAAGTGGCTACGCGAGAACGGTTTCAAAGTGAAAAAAGTGGATACGACTCCGACTTTACATCGTTATCGACAACTCGATCCGAAATTATTCGATGAGAAGACGTATCGCATGAAGAAAATTAAAGGGAACGACATAAAATTAGTCGTAGGGAAAAGGAAAGAAAAGAAAAAGAAATGATCAACCCTCGACAATAGATCTGAAAGTCAAAGATATTCTCGTCCCCTTGATTTTTTTTCTTTTTGGAACTCCATGCATAAAATTATCATTCATAGGCGCGGGCATATATAAACAGAGTCCCGCTTTATGGAGTACGGTCGTCACTTCTTTTGTTTCATTATGTCTAACTTGAAAATCTCTTTCAGCGCCGAAAGATAAAGTCGCGAACCCTGTATTTTCCACCCAGCCGGTTTCTTTGTCTTTATGATAAGATATAGAATCTTCGCCCCCTCGATAAACATTCATGAGAATCGTATTGAAATCAGTATTTAATTTTTCATTAACTTTCTGAGTTATTTTTTTAAGTTTTTCATCCATTATATAGTTCGGAGGCGATCCCCCTGAAACTTTATAATCATAATGAATTTTATCATTCAAAGTGAATGAGGCTTGACCTCTCGGGACTTTCATCATTCTCCCGTACATTCCTTTGTACTCTTTATGATATTCAATTTCTAAAGAATCTAAATATTCAAATATTTCTTGCATTTCATTCTCGTCTTCATAAATTTGTTCAATAATTAAGTCACTCATTTTTATTCTTAATATATATAATATTTTAAGATTATTTAAAAATCGAAAAAATTAAACAATTCTCAGAATTTTTTTCTAAGTAATAATATAAATGATAGAAAAAAATATACTTAAAAAGAAAATTAATAATATAATTAAAATGAGTGATTATAATAAGATGAGATTCAAAGATTTCAATGGGTATTCTAATTTCAATGTTCAGATCGATCCTTTCTTAAAAAATACACGGAAGGAGGTTGAAACTATGATACATAATTCAAAAGATTCAAATAAGAATTATTTTGAATGGCTGGATTATAAAACTCGCATCAAACCTTATTATGACATTGACATGTTTTATGAAGATCAAGAAGAACAAAAAGAAAACATCGAGAAAATTAAAGATGAAGTCTTAGAAATCTTAAAGAAATATTTTCCCGAAACTGATATCGCGATCAGCAGTAGTCATGGAGAAAAAATCAAAACTAAAACAATCAAGAAAGTCAAGACAAATATTAAAGGCTATGCGGTTTCATATCATTTCGTATTAAGTGACTATGAAACAACAGTCGAGGAATTAAGAGAATTTAATGAGAAGAATAAATTTTATGACTTTAAATTTTCCGGAACAAATGAAAAAATATTCGATAAGAGTGTTTATCGTGACGGAGGAAATATGAGATTTTTATATTCTTACAAACCGAATGACAAGAGACAGAAAATTCCTGATAATTATAAAGATTCTTTTAATATCGCGAAACATATAATTCAGAGTACAGACGACACGAATTATTGGAAGAGATCTATCCCCACTAAGTCCCCGCCATCGTCTCCACCTGTTTCCCCTAAGAAAGAAATCGAAGAAATCGAAGATCAAGAAATTCAAAAAATTGTCGATGAAGAATCTGATGATGATCTTCCCGAATTCGAGCCGATTAAAACTTATGACGTTGCAGAACTTATGGAACAAATGAAATATCTAACTCATGAAGATTGTTATGAATATGATACATGGATTAAGATCGGGATGGCTATTCATAACATCACGGGCGGAGATAATATCGGGCGCGATTTGTTTATTACATTTTCAAGGAAAGATGAAGAAAATTTCGATAAAGATTTCATTCATAAAAACTGGGGTTATTGGGACAAAGCGAAGAACAACGGAAAAAATAAAGTCGGGATGACATTTCTTAAGAAAACTGCTCAGAAGTACAAACCTCAGCCGAAGAATGTTTCATGTGAATATATCTTTCGGAAACATGTTGAAGAAAGATTCGAGAAATGCATGGCTGATGGAATGGATGAAGATGAAGATCTTAATTATGGAAGATTTTTCAAAGGTGGAGAGAAAAAGGTACTTGAATATTTAAATAAGAAGATTTATTTCGTTAAAGAAACGGGAGAATATATCATTCTTGATACGAAAGAAGTAAGGAAAGAAAACGGAGAAAAAATCATGAAGGATTGCTGGTATTTAAAAAATCAGACAAAAGCGAAAGATCATTTCAGAAAAGAAAATTTCTCATTAAAATTCGGCGACGAAAAAGACGGAGAAAAATTCAATATGAATCCATTCGATAAATGGTGCGAGTGGGATCAACGGCGTGAGGTTCGGGCGATCGGTTTCGATCCCTCACAAAAACCCTGTAAAGATATTTTTAATTTATGGACTGGATTCAATATCTCCCGCGAAGATGCTGATCAATATAATGAAGAAGAAGCAGAGCCGATTTTAGAAATCATCCGGCGGATATGGTGTCAAGAAGATGAAGAATCATATAATTATATATTAGATTTATTCGCTCATTTCATTCAGAAACCTCATATCAAAACCGGTGTATTATTAGCATTGAAATCAAAACAAGGAGGATCGAAAGGTTTAATCTTGAATAAACTGGCTCAGATTATAGGTGAGTCGCATTATGTACAAAATTCGAACGCCGACAATTTATTCGGGAATTTCAATGGACAACTCGAAGGGAAAATCGTCTGTAATTTAGATGAAGCATTTTGGGGAGGAGATAAGAAACTCGAAGGCATGGTAAAAAATAAAATCACTGAAAAAAGTCAATCAATCAATAAAAAAAATAAAGAGTTATATCAAATCGATGATTATGTAAATTATATTATCACGACTAATAATGACTGGTTCTCGGGTGTTACTGCTGATGATCGGCGTCATTATTGCATCGAATTATCGAATGAATTATGTGGAAGAATGACAGAAGAAAAAATGAAGATCGTTCAGCCTGTTTTAGATGCTCCCGCTGAAGCATTCGCGAAAGTACTTTATAATAGAAATATTGAAGATTTTAATCCGAGAGTCTTCAAAAAAACGAGACTACTTCAAGATCAAGTCGAGAGAAATTTAAACAGCGTTCGGACATGGTATCATACTACAATGAAAGACGGGGGCTTCGATCATCCTCGATATGGATTTACTGAATGGGGTGAGTTATGGAAAGATAATGAGGGATATTCAAACAAATTCAAAGGAGGAATACACATGAAGAAAAAAGGATCGGGCGAAAAAGAAACAGCATTTTTAAAAGAATTTCTTTTTGATTGTTATAATTCAACCGCTTCAGATAATAGAAAATTCGGATTCGAAGCATTCTTCAAAGAATTAAAAAATAATTGTTTAAAAGATATATTCAATGAAAAGAGGATTCAACTCAAAAAACAAAGAAGAGTTTTTTTAATTCTTCCATCGTTAGAAGATGCACGGAAAAAATGGAATGAACTTCAAGAGTTCGATTATATTTATGATGATGTATCTGATGAATATGAAATCGATGAAGATAATTATGGCTTTGATGATGACTCAGAAGACGAAGATTAAATCGATCCGTTCTTAGTACTTTTTTTTATTTTTTCTTTTTTATTAAAATTTTCAAAAATTTTTGAAGGTTTTATTTTTTTATCATTTTTGAAATTATCATTCAATTTCATTTGCACCGGTCTTTCATTTAAATTATTTCTATCGATTTTCATGGGCTTGATTTTAGTCTCTTTATTTTTCTTCATTCTATATAATGATAAAGAAAAATATTTTTTACATTTTTTTTTATTATTTTTAAAATATCTTTCATTATATAAAGATGAGTTTAATTATCACGAGTAATGAGAGGAGTAACAATCCGAACACCGCAGAAACTTTTAAGCCTTATTCATATCAGAATCATTTATTAAATACGATGAAGATTCCCCCTAATTCTGAAGTAGCACTTCAATCAGCGAAGATTCAAAAAAGAGGAACTGTCCTAGTAAATAAATTTAATAATCAGTTTTTCCATTATTTCGGCGCACCGCTGGGGACTGCGACGCATCCTGATTTAACATATGCGACTTCATTCCCTATGTGGGGCATGGCTGGAAACCCGACTCAATATCTTGAAGAGGGAAAAAGATCTGAATTAAATGTCGATGATTTCGCGGAGAGCATCGAGGAGGGGATGGACTACTGCGCATTCCATCCATCTCTAATGAAAACACTGACGGGGTTCGGAGATCCTCAATCCTCCTTTGATGTCACTTTGAAAAATCCCGCCGATTTTCAAGGGTATGAGTGGGAAAGTACTCAATCATCAGCGAAAACGGTTCAAAATCTTGCATTCAATTTTACTGATATATCACAGAGAAGACAAGGCGCATTCACTCATGTCGGGGGACAAGTAACCGCCACAACTCGAAACGGTTTCTTTGTACAAGATCGACGCCGTCCATTAACTCAAGACGCGGGCGAAATCATTTTCGATATTTCGGGCGCTAATGCTGGAGCGGGTACGAAGAAGCCTTGGATCGTCGGTCTAAGTCGTATTAATTATGATCGCTATGATACGGGAGAAGTATGGAACGCCCCTGAATATTTTAATCCGGATTATGGTGATCCCGCCGTATTTAATAGAACAGCGGGAAAAACTTTTTATGATGTATGTGTCGCCCGTAAAGGTGACATGCTCCATGTCTATCAGTCGGGGATTAATAATAATTATTCTGATCCGAATGGGGCGGTTGCACAAGGTCGCCGGAACTGGGATGATTTAGTCATGAATGAAGTGATATATTACGGCGCTTTTAATATGAATTTCGCGACTCAAGTCGATATAAGTTCCGGTGTATATTCACAGATTAAATTCATTTTACAAAATGAGGAAGTCGAAATCTTTATCGGGAAGGGTGGCGCATTTACTCGATTATGTGATTTCACTATGAACAAAGGCGGAGGCGGTGGAAAATTAAATGTCACTGCTCCGAATAATCAGTGTAAATGGGCGCTATATCCGACGATGAGCCTCTCAAATAATATCGGCGGGACGCTTGATCTCACTTCATATGAATATTATAACGATTATCCTGTATATGATGAAAGATATATACATCGATATGATTACTGGGTGAGTCTTCAACGAAAAGGATTGACAAGATGGGGAAGACAACTCGAGAGCGCTTTTTGGAATGATAAGTCTGATTCAACGAGCGGACTCGCTGGCGATGGATTATTAACTCCCCTTAAATTAGGTGTCGGGGGCGTTATGGATGCATATGAAAGCATTCTTATTACTGCTCCTTCGAATTTATATGATCCGGAATTAACACAGCCCGCGAATTCTCAACAGTATTTAGGTTTTCAAGGTCTTCCCGTCGCTCGACCTATTTCAATCGTCGGAGCAGTACAAAAAATTGAATCTGCTGAAACACCTGATTTAGTTTCGGGAGTTTCTTTATTTGTAAGATTGAATAATTTCACTCAGAGATCTATCAATGCACGGAAAGGAACAATCTCGAAGATCGTGGCTCATCTCCCTCGATTCGATAACAGTGGAAATGAATCGGGAGCGATGTTCTTTGAACCTCATGAAAAAACATATATCGATTTAAATAATACGGAGGAATTAACGATTAATTCTTTTGATGTTGATATCGTATATGATGATGAGACATTATGCGAAGCAGTATCGGGGAAAACGATAGTTATATTTCACATAAGACAAAAGAAAATGTGATTTTTTCTAAAAGAAAATATTTAAAAAAAAAATATATAATATAATATAAATGAACGATTACAATTTAACTGATGAACAAATCGACAAAATATTAACAAACTATAAAAAAAAATCTGAAAGAGAGAAAAAATATTATCATAATATCGCGAAACATGATGAAGAATTTCAAAAAAGGAATCGTCAAAGAGCGAAAGAACATTATGAAAAAAACAAAGATATTAAGAAAGAAAAATATGTACAAAATAAAGATCTTTTAAAAGCGAAATCACTTTTTAATTATTACAAAAAACATGAAAGACTCGAAGATTTTAAAGAGAAACATATTGAAAAATATAATCTTCTAAAAAATAAAAACATCATAATTTAATTCGATTTTATAATCTTTTTTTTTTAATATTACTTATATATAAATATGAGTTATGCTGACATAAGTTTAATCAATTGTAATCGTTCTTCATCTATAGAAGCACAAGGAGACAACGACTCGAATCCTGCTATATTCACAAACACCCTTCAACAGACATTAAAATTAAATGTAGGCGATCAAGTGTCAGTCGAGCGGGCTTTTGTCAATGAAGTCGGAGCGGGAAATCCTTCAACGATAGAATTCAAAGGGACAACGCGCCGAGTAAAAAACGGGGGAAATAAATCTTCTTCTCATACTTCAAAACCTTATACGAATGTCGTCTTCGGAAATTATAATTATCGAAAACCGACTAATGGATATGATGCATCTTATCGATTAGGGAATTACTTATCTATAAGAACGAATCTTGAAACAACAACAGAAACAAATCTACAAGACAATCTCGCGCCCATGATTATCGGATATTATATCACGGCGAATGAATATCCGAATTATATTCAACAGCCTCGAAGATTTCTTCAAGAACTCGAGAACGGGAATCCTGTTCCGACAAATTCTCAGTTAATTTGGAGTAATCATGACACAACAGCATCGGGAGAATGTAAGCACACCATAAACCCGAACTGTTTCGCGCATCATGACTGGATAAAGAGACCGAATCCCCTACTCGGTGGATTGTATCGTCAAAGGGTTGATAACGCACGCTTTACGATGTACATAAAT